GGTGTGATCTGAAAAACAGAAGCGCCAGCTCCCGTAGCTGATGCAACTACGTTCTGTACAAATTCAGTGCGAGTGATGACAATGTCTCCACTCAAATCGGGTGATTGATTAACACTGATTTGTTGCTGAGCTCCCCCGTCAATGATGGCGTTACGAGACGCGTAATCGCCCCAGCCCATATAGGTAGAGAAATCGGCGCCCTTATCATAACCCTGTTGGGCACCGGACCCGATTCCCCCCCAACCAGCACCTGACATTGCACCAAGTGCACCGCCAGCAAGAGTGCCAATGCCTCGGGACCCCCACTTAAGCCAATCCTTGTAGTCTCCGTCACCATAATAACGGTAACGTTTTCGGTTCATAAGTTGCTCCGGTGTAGCCAGACCCTTATTAATACCAAACAAACGGCGGTTCTCAGGAGTTCCGCGCTGGGCCAAATATTTCGCGGTTTCGGCTTTCTGAATCTCACGTACCCCCTGGTTGCGCTCGTACTTTTCTTCGGCGCGCCTGAGACCGAGGACGTTGCGAGCGTAAGGATTCCCACGACGACGACGACTGATTCGACGACGAGCCATAACAGTTGCAAACACAAATAAACACAAAGGAACTTGCGGCGTTCCTTAGTGAGTTTAGAAGCGAAAGAAACCCCGAAAAAAGAGAAGAAGCGAGTCCTATGGTGGGATGGGACAGCTAAAAAATGATCCCCTGCTCGGCGACGCCTCTCGAATCGGGATATTTCCCACTGTCTAGAGGTGGACAAAGGGTAATAATAGCCTTTGTCCAGAGGTGACGCACGGTCAAAAATTATGCGCAGAAGGACCGGGGTACGACCAACGAGAGGGGGGCAGCGTGTTTATGCAGGAATAGAACACATGCCATGGTACGACGAATTAAGCGCCGAGGGAAGACAAATAGCTCGACGCGCTGTTCGTGAATTGCACGCGAGAAATAGGGCTACTGCGGCAGCAGAGAGGGCAAGAAGACGCAGGCGTGCGAGAGCTCCAGCCTCCGGAAGACGCAGATGGGGTCTACCGTCAGGTTCAACGCCAAGACGACAAGATATAGTCAATACTTGGATCGCTCAAAGCAGAAGACCACTGGGCTCGCGCAGAGCAAGAGATATGGTTCTCGCAGCAAGAACCCCAGCGGTAAGAGCCCAGAGTATGAGCGCAACCTCTGGTGACCAAGAGGAAGAAATACGTAGAGAACTGCGCCAACTACCGGACTATATGTTCGAAGGATAGGTGGATTCCCCTGCGGGGGCAATAAATATTTTCATACGTCTAGAATGAATGCTAACTGTTGCTAGGCGGTACATGCTAACTGTTGGTTTCACTGATACCCTAACCGTTTCACGGAAATTAAAAAATGCCAAATCCGCAAAATGCGCGGCACAACTTGTTGCGCAACATTAGCTCAAACTTTATGTCTCGCTCCCGCAGATGGACTATAACCCTCAACAATCCCACCATCGCCCTAGACGAATTATGGCAGGAAACTATTATGAACTTCTTGATCGCTGGGAAGGAAGAAGCCCCGACTACGGGTATGCAGCACTATCAGATCTATCTCGAGACACGCAGGAAATACTTAGCGACTTCCCTAATGACGAAACTGGCAGAGCTATGGAAATCCCACCCACACATCCTCGTCTCCGTCGGCAACGCGGAGAAGAACATCACGTACTGCTCGAAGGGTGGGAATTTCAAGATGTGGGGAACACCCATGAACCCGGGTGCCCGTACAGATCTCGCAGAGGTTATTGCTTCGATTGCGGACGGTACCACGATTGGAGACCTGTGGAGGGAACATCCAGTTCAGATGATCAAATATTCCGCTGGGATTCTGAAGTGCTACGCAGCGACGTCGCCGAACATGGTTCAGATGGCGCCGAAACACAGCATGTTGGATTTTCCCAAACAGTCGTGGATCGCATCGCAATGGGACAAGACGAAAACCCTTATTCTCTGGGGTGAAGCTGGATGTGGCAAAACATCTTGGGCACGAGCCATGATGCCTACTGCGTTATTCGTGACGCATATGGATGATCTGCTCAAATTCGACGCAGGTCAACACGAAGGAATCATCTTCGACGACATGAGTTTCTTGCACCTTCACAGAGAAGGACAGATCCATCTTGTTGACGTGGAACAACCAAGGTCTATACACTGCAGATACTCTGCTGCGAATATACCAGCAAACACACCAAAAATCGTTACAACAAACAACGAAGGAGGAAAAGTCGTGGACTTGTTTGATGCTGCCATCAAACGCCGCTGCTTGGTGTTAGAATGGGCTGAAAAGGAACACGAACCAGAACACGAACCATCGTGGGGTGATGCAATCTGGAACGGTATAGATGCAGACGAATACGCACTTCCTTTCACGCTTTAGTTTTAATCTAAAAATAAATTTGGTTTCACTGATACCCTAACCGTTTCACGGAAATTAAAAAATGCCAAATCCGCAAAATGTGCGGCACAACTTGTTGCGCAACATTAGCTCAAACTTTAACATGGCACGCATGATGATCTGTACCAAGCAAGGTGCCTACAACTGCAGGTTCGTACTCTCGACTAGGAGACTACGAGCATCCACTGAAGCCCAACGTATACAGCATCACGGAACAGATGCTAGACACTACTACTATCATCTCAGCGACTGTTATTCCGACATGGAACTAGCGCAATGGCATAACAAAGGTTGGCAGTGCAAACCCTACAGGTTCGGTAAAGAAGAGGTCCTCGTGTGGTGGTTGACGGATGAACAGGAACCAGGAGACGAGTGCCCCTGTCTTCAATGTCAAGAGGACTACGATGAATGGGTAAACCTAACCGAGCAAGAAGCCAAGAAACAAGAACAGGCATTGAAGAAAAGACAGCAACAACTTCAGGAGTACGTGAAGCACGATGATGGTGAATGCAATCCGTACAAGTGCAGATGCTGTCTAGGTACGCTGTGGGACGACGAAGAGCCAGTGCGCTACCATGAACCCGATGGACACCCCATGCTTCATTGGAACGGTGGAGCATGGTGTGAAGCTGATAGTGAGTTTTAAATTTTATTAAACGGAGTTTAGTTCGTTTCCTACTCTAAATCCTAATTATTGTTTACAGACCGAAACTCTCTTGACACTGTGTCACGAGAATACGAAATGTTCCAGCACTCCCGAGGGCAGATGTCAAGTTAACACGCATACTTGCAACCAAAGACCCAGGAGCCGTGACAATCACCATAAATTCAGCAGCAATCGATAAATGGCCGCCAGCGGCAGGAGTCTTAGGAAAGTTACAATCTCTTGTTATCAAATCAAGAGTAGCTGCTGGAAGGGCACTTCCATTTGGAGGATATACTAAACAATTAGTCGCTGCTGTAACGCTGTTAATTTGCTGAGTTCCAAACCCCGCAGGCAAAACGAAATGTGTCAGAATCCGAAATGTACCGCGGGCCAAATTAGAAGGAAACGATATATCAAAACTCGTGGAATTTGCAGACACAACGGTCATAGCAAGAGACGAGTTAGGGACCAGCTGAAAACTAGCGCATGGAAGAGCAGCACTGGAAACACCGCCCATAATTGCGTCTTGAATGGAATTGCCAAGCAGAGACATATTAAGCTTGGCCCGACTAAGACGAACCCGGTAAGAAACCCAGAGTTCGCCAATTACAGCTGTGCCAGCAGCAGCAAACTGAATGCTTTCAGTTGCGACGTAGAGAGTACCTAAATCGGTGTCAGACAAGGCTTTGGAACTAAGACCGCTTCTTACGTATGACATGTTGTCAAGCCGCTGATTAACAGCGGTTTCGACTCCATGGTGCATACCACACGATGGTTTGGTGGATTGGGCATAATCATAGTTTGACATTTCAATTGATGATCCAAATGGAGGAGCATCTGGATCATATTGAGTTGCTAGAATAACTTTTCCAAGGCTATTGGAAGTAGCTGAACCATATTCTCCTGTAGTAGGTTTGTATTGGAACATCAAACCTTCAAAAGAATAGAGAGAATAATTCTGAGCAATTTGTGACAAAAATGGAAACGTAGAGGTGAGGCCTGGATTGAGCGAAAAGGGTGTGATCTGAAAAACAGAAGCGCCAGCTCCCGTAGCTGATGCAACTACGTTCTGTACAAATTCAGTGCGAGTGATGACAATGTCTCCACTCAAATCGGGTGATTGATTAACACTGATTT